CCGACGTTGCCGTTGCCATCTATTCTAACTCTCTCCGATCCTGCTGTGGTTAATGACAGATTATTCGCCGCCGCACTGCCCAAACCCGTATCCGTATCACCATCAAAAGAATACACCGGAGAACCCCCTGAAGACGTAACCTCGACTATAAAAGCATTTCTCGCTGTTCCCCCCACTGTTATGTGTCCTCTAACATCCAGTTGTTGCGTAGGCGATGCCGTCCCAATACCGACGTTGCCGTTGCCGTCTTTGTTTAAGATGAGGTCGTCTGTGTTGTGTTCGAATCTGATGAACTCGCTGTTTCCCGTACCGCTGTCATTGAGTGATTCAAATCTGGTTGAACCTCCAGAATGGACTACGGAGATGATACGCTCGTTTGATGTTCCGCCAGAGTCGTAGAGTATAAGGTCTGCTGATTCGGACCCCTCTATATGCATTCTCCCTGCCGTAAAGCCACTTCCTATTGATATACCATCTTCCGTTGCTCCGTCGAAGACCCATGACAGCCCAATATCTCCCGTGCCGATGTGCAGGGATGAGGTTGGGGCGGAGTTTCCGATGCCGACGTTGCCGTCTTTATCCATCACAAACGCACGCTCTCCAGTCGCTCCTTTCAAAAGCTGAAACTCCCCCGTCTCGCCCATCTGGAACAGTACATCTCCATCACTCGCATGTTCATTGCCGTAAAGAACCATCACCGCCCCTCTTGCGATATTCCCTGCCCCACCACCCGCATCAACCAAAATCCTCTGGTCATCAGCACCATCGACTGTAACAGTTTCTATCGTGAGTGTGTCTGTGGAAATATCGAAACTAAAATCATCTGTTCCGTCGCCTATCGTCAGTTCAGCATTTGGCGTCGTTGTCCCAATACCGACGTTGCCGCCTGTTAGTGTGACTACAGCACTCGCACTCCCATCCCCGATATTAGTAGCGGTTCCATCGTGTAATAAGATATTATTGCCATCCCAGTTGATGGGTTGACCATCTGTTAGTCTAATTGCGCCGCCTGAGACATGCAGTAAGCTCTGCGGTGTCGTTGTCCCTATCCCCACATTCCCGCTCGCGTCAACCGTCATCCGCCGTGATCCGCCGGTGTTCAGCCCGAGTATGTTATCCCCCGTGAAGTGTACGCCCGTGTCCGTGTCGCCCGTGAGCGCCAGTCCGGGCGCAGCATCAGTACTGCTCCCCACATGAAACGTCCCATCACAGTTCGCGGTTGTCGTGGCCGTGCCGGATGTGCTGCCGGTAATACCGGGGCAATTTTGGAGGGATGAGACGGTGAGGGTGCCGATAGTGGCGGTTGTCGCATCGAGTTCGGTGGTGGTGGTGTTGGTGGCGGTGATATTGTCGATATACGCATGCCGCCATTCTCGTGTGCTGCTACCAATGTCGTAGGTGCTACTTGCCTCTGGTAAAAGATGACGCTCAGATCGGAATTGGGGAGCGGCAAGTAAAATCTGTTCAACGAGCTCATCCGTCACTTCTATCGGAGCATCAATCAGTGGCGATGTCCCTTCAACCCCACTCCAACGCGCCCAAAAACTCGCAAAATCAGCGTGCGTTACGGCCGGAACAATAAGCACAGTGAAGAGTGCAGCGACTACTAATGATACTGTTATTTTTTTCATCATACGCGTGAATGTAACAAGATTAAGCTCTGCCCGGCCTCGGGTGCGCTCACCTCGCTCGTTAATGTTAGTTGTGCTGTACCGTCGCCGGTATAGTCGGTGGTTGGTCGGTAGATAATCGGGAATTGCGTCCCAAAGAGTGCGATATATCGCCGTCGTGGTACGGTGAAGGTCTTGGTTGATCCGTCGAGACTGCTCGAAAGATCAGTGAACTGTACGGTGTTCACCGCCGATCCACCCCGCATAAATACCTGCCCTGCGGTCTTCACATCCTTCATCACTTCTTTCAGTCCCTTGATAGCCGACTGGTCGAGCCGCTCATCTCCTTGCAACAGTTCAAGCGCGTCCCGCATAGCAGTACCAAGTTTCGGCAAGTCTTTCTCAATCTGCCCGATAATCTTCTCCTCATCAGCATCCTTTCCATTTTCTGCTTTTGGTATCTTGCCAAGTACCTCCTTCACCACATCCGCTTGGTTCACACTCGTTCCATCTGCGCCATCTCGCCCCGGAATTGCGGCGGGAATAAGAGGAATGATCAAGCGCATCAAATCTTGTCGGGTAGGGGTGTCCCCTTTCTCTCCTTTAATATTCTTGAGTACCTTATCCACAATCTGCCCCACCACCGTCATATTCACCCCGCCAAGAGCCGCACCATGTATGGTGACATCTTGCGGAACACTCGATACCTTGCCCTCAAACTTCGCAACCTGCCCCTGCAAGTCTTGGATCATATCGAGCAGCATCAAATGAGCGTCATTCCCGCCTTTTTGTAATAGCTTTGCTAATTGTTGGTCTACGGTTGGCATAGTGGTTGTTTAGTCGTTTTTTGTGATTCAAATTGATTCAAAGTGAATCAAAGTGAATCAACACACTCAACTACTAGTAAAAACTGGACTACTCTGGACTACTCTGGACTGTATTCCTTCTCCTCAATCCCTCTAACTCGATAGAATTGGGAGGGAGTTGGAGGGACTTTTTGAAAAACAGTATCTTTTAGCCCTTATTCTATGTAGCTTATCGACCATCTTCCTCAAGGGTGGAAAGCTACTAGCGCAAACCCCCTCTAAGTTCCTCCCGTATACAGCGAATTTTCGTCGTATACAGCGACTTTTCGCTCTATTGCTCATATCACACCATCGGTAACTTCTAACCACCGATTTGGAGTTACCGATGGTGTGATATGATTCCCCCGCCGCTCTTTGTGTTTTAGTATCTGGCATAGTAGTTATACACTTGACATATTCAGTCTAATGTGCAGTAATTTGCATATATGAAGAAATTCGTGACATTCGGCAACATATGGCTCGTTGCTATGCTTGTTGCAATTCTCGCAAAGTGGCTCTCTGTTGCTTTGGTACTCATGGTTATTGCTGTTGCTTACGGGGCGGCTACTGTTCGTTTTCCGAAACCCTAACCGCGCGTCTTACCTGAAATGCGTCGCGACCTCTCGGCGCAATAGTTTCGACCACTCTTCCTCCTCGTTCTAATGCTCGTGCAGTCCCGGGTGACAATCCAACTCCCGTGGTAAGTAAATCTTGCCCTGCTTTTGAGGTCACGAACTTACTGAACACCGCATCGCCAAATATCGTTTTTGCCGCAAGCCACGGATTTACGAATAGAAGCGACATTTCTCCGAAGATGCGCCCCAGAAAAGCAGTCTGTGACCCCTCAGCAATCTTCGCACCCTTCGCAAACTTTTTTGATACCGTCTCAATATCTTTCAATGCTTTGAACTGTTCGGCATCAAGCAAGGTCGTCAGCTTCTCCCCATACTTATTCACCTGTGTTGTAATCCCCGTTGGCGTAAATCCTTCAGTCGCTTTGCTTTTTGCTTTCGAGAATATGTCTTCCAATACCGCCGCCTGAACATTCGGCACGTTGTCTGGCCCAATAAGTTCGAAGATGCGCGGGATATCCTCAGAAGACATGGCGGGGGTTATAATCGCCGGTAAGATCTTGTCCGGCTGGTTCTTAAACTTCTGTATCTTACGTCCAAACTCGCTGTTCATCAGTTGTAATCCTTCGCGGTACACTTTGTTTGCTTCTTGCAAGATGGGTGATAGCTCTGGTCGTGTTGCGAGTGCTGTTGCGTCGAGATCATCACTTAATGAAGCGTAGAGGCGTTTTAGCAGACCTTGATTGCCCGTTACAAATGGATCGCCAGACTTCAACATGCGCCCTAGTTCGGTGCGGGTCTGTTTTACGTTCTCGAAGGTAAGTGGTTTCTTTGGATCTACAATTCCCTTGAGTTTGTCAGTAAAAAACTTAAGATCCGATCCGCCGCCGATAACGGATTGCTTACGTTCTATGATCTCTTCCAGCGCAACACGCGTGTTGTCTAACTGTGCCGGTATTCGTTTCGCTTCTGCATCCAGTGCCGAATATGCGGCGTTTTTTACCGTCTCAAAGTTCCTGCGGTAGTCATCTGCACCCTTCACAATATTTTCCCCCACACTCACTAAATCGGGGGATCGTTTGGTAGACTGCACTAACTGATCCGCTACTTGTTGTAATTTTATGACCGCACGATCCATCGTGTCTGCAATTTTCGTCCCGAATAGTCCTTTACCAACAAGCGATTCGAGTATCGGCACTACCTTCGATTGTGAGCGCACAGTCGCCGTAAGTTCCTGTGGTTGAAATCCAAGCCGTCCTGCCGCCTCTGTCGCGGGTACGTCTACAGAACGCGCAAGCGGAGCAACGCGTCTTCGTGCGCCGATACCTTTTACCCGTCTTCCTACGCGTCCTGCAACTTGCGCCACAGGGTCTACTGCGCGTCCAACGCGTCCTGCTGTTCGTCCCGCTCGCGCTAATGCGCCTACTTTGGCGGCCTTCCCCGCCCCTGCTACAACAGCACCGCCTCCTGTAAGAACACTCGAAATGTCCGCCGCGAAGCCAACGGGATCTTCTTCTAACGTGCGTAATATGTTCTCCGCCCCGCCAAACCGTTCCTTGAAAAAGTCAATCACGGCATCAAACTCTGTCGGGCGTTCTTCTGCCCGCGCCAACCGCTCTATCGGCTGCTCTCCGGGGATAGCTTTTGCAACAGCGCCCCCCGCAACACGGGCGAGTCCTTTTGCTGTTTGTATGGGGTGGCGCACAACCCCTGCAATATCGCCAACAAGCCGCCCTGCGCTCCGAGGAATATTCTCAATAGTCCGTCCTACCGAAAAATCAAAACCCTCCTCCGCCTTCCCGGTACGGATAAAGTTCTCAACCTCTTGCTCGGTTCTCCCTTCCGAGAGAGCTTGTGTTATTTGTTCGGGTGACATTCGTGGCATATTATCGGAATAAACTAAAGAAACTGTTAGAAATATTAGCGAAGAAACCGTTTCCGTCTTGTTCTTCTTCTTGTGGTACAATCGCTTGCAACCGCTCTGTAGCACTCTGTATCGCTTCTGCGTCGCCGGAAATGTCGATATTTTTATCTGGCTCGTCAGAAACTATAGGAGGCGGTGCTTGGAATGCAGTACCTGCTTCACTCTGTATATCTCTCTGCACTAGCTGTCGGTTTTGCTTCTTTTGTTGTAAGACTGATTCGTTATTCCCGGGCATTGGGAAATATTGCAATGCAGCACTCTTGAACTCTTCAGGAGAAATAGCCGCTCCCGATTCTCGGCGAAGCAACGCGTTGATAAAGTTTCTTTCCGCTTGTTCCTGTTTTTGTACAGCATCACTCTTAAAACGATTCGGTAAACCTCGTTCTACGGAAGTCACCGAGGTTAAACGCGGTAAAACTTCGTTTTCTAATTCATCAAATATTTGATTTGCCTGCTGCATTCGCGCAGCAAATCCGGCCGCCTTAAATTGCGATGCTGTTCCTGTCGGCACTGGCTCTCCCGTCACTGGATCTACGGCACTTGGTTGTGGATCAAAAGCCCCCGCAGCACTAGCCAACTGAATCGCCTCATCCGGTGTCTCAGCGTTACTAATCTGCCGCAAGGTCAAAGCATCCGCCCCATTCTTTGCCGCCTCCAATGCCACCTTATAAATATTGTCCTGCTCCTTTTCCGCACGATCCACCTCTGCCTTCTTCGCTGCCTGTGCCGCGCTTGTTGCCGCCGCACGCTTCTTCTCCGCCGCCGTAAATGCGGGAGATGCCTGTACGATCTCTAAATTACGCTCCACTGCCGCGATCTGCTCCCGAACGGGATCGAACTGTGCGGCAACCGCGCGATCAATCCCATCAAGCGCACTGGCAAGCTGTCCTCTCGTCGCTTGAAAGAGCGAGTTTATCGTCAATGCTTTGATAGCGTTCTGCCGCAGCAACGCACGCTCCTGCCTACCAAGTATGGTAGTCGTAATCCCGCGTCCTGCTGCGCCCGCTTCGAGTTGTAACGGGATAGATGCCGCCTCTGCCTTCAACTGTGATAACTGAGCAAAAAGATCCTGCTGTGTCCTCTCAAGTTGTGAAATACCACGTCGTTCTTCCTCTTGGGCGCGGAAGGTCGCCTCTCCCGTAAGCCCTCCTTGAAGACGCTGTAATAGCTCGCTCTGGTTTTGCACTTGTTGTTCCGGTGCCGATAGTCCCTCTTGTGGTAACGCCTCCACACCGAGAGAAGCAACGTCAAACACAGGCGGATCCTCGGGCGATACAAACTGCAATGGCGCAGATGGTGTAAGAGCATCGGATGTGATGGGCGCAGTTGGAGTCGTTGTCGTATCCGCAAATCCGGCCGGTGCTTGGAAAAATGGCCGCCCCTCAATCCTCCCCGTCTCAAAGTCCCGTTCTGCTCGTGCGCGAAAACGTTGCTGTTCATCCGGTGTTGCTTGGACGACAGGTTTCGAACTCGTAAAGATCTCCGCGGGATTCCTCCCACGAGCAATAGCCGCCTCTCGCTCGGCTTGTACGCGTCCGGGGCTTGCCCCTGCTATTTGTAGTCTTGCCATAGTGTTATACCTTCAATAATACGACTGTAAATGTGTTATCCGCCGCTGCCTGTGCCGCAAGCGTTACCGTAAGTGTCGTGCCACTAATCGAAATATTATCTACAAACTGATCCATATTGCCTGTGGGATACCAGCCCACAATAATACTACTCGCCGTCACACTGTCCGTTCCTGTCGGGTTTCCCGCGCTCACCGTCACAGTTGCCGTTTCATAATCCCACTCTGCCTGCTTGATAGCATCGTTCGTCATCATCGCGTTCGTGATCGTATTATTCGCAATAGCCGCCGATCCCACATTACTCGGGTTCGTAAGGTTCCCCTTCATATCCGCCGAACCTGATCCCGTCTTACGCTGCAAAAGCACCGTAAGTCGTGTGATCTCACGCTCCATTCTCGCTATGCGTTTTTGTTCTTCGTTACTTAATGGCATGTGTATAAAGGTCATCATCAAACAACTCGAATTGATGCTTGAAGCCCGTTATTTCTGCTCCTCCTGTACTCTCAATCCGGTATTGTATCTCGTTATAATCGGGGAATGTCGCACCACTCGATTCAATATTGATCGCCGAATGTGACATAGAATTATCAGTCGTATGCGTAAATATGGTCGTATAGCTCGTCTCCTCGTCCTTACGATACTTCAAAAACACCTGTCCTGCTGTTGGAAGCGGATCAAAATACACCGTAACCCCCTTCGGTTTCTTACGTAGCGCACTATTACCGTGGTTCAATATCTGCGTCTGGTATACGGACGTGTGCGTGAAGTTCGCCGTATCATCCGTCTTCTCGATAGATCCGTCATTCGAGTGGTTAATAAAGTAGTATTCTCCGGCGGCTCCGAAAGATGAAATAAGGTAATTGCTCGTATCTATATCCGGCTCTATGTAGTCGATCCACAGTGAAAAGTCCGACCCCTCGCTCTTACGTCCAAATCCCCAAATCCCGAGGTTAAAGGTCGATTCCGTGCTTGTTGACTGGTCGAACGGAACTGATGCCACCCAATACATACGATTGTTCTTGATAACGACATCCTGTATGAAGCGTCCAAGTGTTACCGTCTGGTTCGCAACAATCTCGGTGTGTACATTCGGTGTTCCTCCATTCCATGTCCGCACTACCATAGATCCCTTCGTAAGCCCGAGAGCAGACGACATATATTTATCTGATACTCCCACCAAATGCCCGTCAATATTCCCCAACACTCGTAACGCACCCTCCCCCCAGTCCAAAACATCATTAAACGTCGCCGTCTCAACTTGGTCCCATATAAATACTTTTGAGATACCGGCGGGGGTCGCGGTTGCGGATGTCCCGAAGGCACATCCAATAGCAAGATAGTCCCCAAACGGTGCGACAGACGTAATCCGCATGTCATTCGGAATACCCGTAATCACATCGTCCGTAACAGATGCCGATGAAGAGATACGCACGACTTTGTTGTTATAGAAGGTATAAAAATTACCATCTGTACCGGCCACGGGGTGTGCAACGGTTACAATCGTCGAGCCAAGCGTGGCGGCAGTGTTCGTGATAGATCCCCCAACCGCCCACTTCGCCAACTGGTTCGTTCCTTGCATAAACCACCACTCTCGCGTGCCGCTATTATCCCACTCTCCAAAGCTCCCGTTTATCTTCGCCGCATTGCCTTCGGCAGTCGCCTCAAGCGTCCAGTTGCCCGTCGTCGGGTCTGCTTTCGATACTACTTTTGGCTGTCCACTCCCGTTTTCACCTAGTCCGTATAACTTCCCGTCTGCGCCGAGCTTAAAATGGCGCACATCGTACTGCTTCATCCCGTCTGCGGTTGATCCATCATTCTCATCCGTCTCGGTTGATCGGTTCGGCACGAGCTTAAACTTACTCGCAGGGAGATCGAAGTGTTCAATAAGCGAACCTTTAGTCGAGTCGGTATCGCGGTCGTCTTCTGCAATGCCGCCGTCGAAACGTGTGATTATTTGTTCAACAGTTTGTCCCATGTGTTATAGGGTAAGCCCTAATACGCCTCTGTAACTCCTCCCGACCAAAGGATGTATTCCAATTTCTAAACCACCGCGTATACCACGGCTCTACTGCCACCTCTTTCGGCGCAAAATCACCCTTCTCAACGTGTATACGCTTCAAGAATGTAAAATCAGTCCCCCACGGGACGCGCTTGATAAATGGCTCGTAGGTATCGGCAAAGGTGAAGTACTCTCCCTCTTTCCCGCCCACAATCAAGCTCTCATGGTTATCGGTGTTCTTCTTTACATACATCCCATCCTCCTCCACCCATGCGTAGACAGATGCGAGTACGGGCGAACGTAATAGTGCCTCCCATATTTTCTCACTCTTCACCTCGGCTCGTTCTTTCGGATGAGCCACCCACTCATGCCACAGTTTGTAAGTGTGGAGCCACTTCGCACCTTCTCCAATGTGCCGTATCTCCATCGGCTTCGGGGACATGTACTCGTCCCAGTTCGTGACTGCCTCGTCAAACGGTAGCGATGCTTCCACTATGAGGCCGTGCTTGCGGATCGCCTCGAGCGGTGCCTGCATCGTATTGCCGCGCCGTCCCGTCTCGCTCATAATCGCCGTAAATCGTTCGGCGTAGTCTACTTCGTCACCATACATAAATGAGCAGAACGTCTCGATTGCATTTATGGGCGTATATGTGGCGCACGACATACTTTCTACGTCCCGTTTCTTCTGAAACTCAAAAGCTGGCACATTCGGCAACCAGTCACGAGATTGACGCAGTAATTTCGTCTCGGGAATACATGAGTGTCCGCCTAAAAAGTAATCTTCTAATCGTGGCTCTTCAAATATGAGGCCGTGGCCATTTTTATGTATGTCAGTCATTGTGGTATGCCATTTCTCACTGCTTCAACCCGCGCCCCGAACGCCGGTATTCGGGTCTCAAATACTATGCGAGACAAGCGCGATTCTTCCCGTGATAATTTTGATTCTACTATGCTCCGGTTCATAACATCAGTCATCTCCTCAAACGCTACTATCATATTTTGCGCTTGAGCTCTCATTTCTCGGCGCTCAAAAAAGTTAAGGATCAATACAAGGACTAGGACACCTATAACGCCCCCTTGTATGACTGTCTTCAACATTCCTGATGTCTCATTTGTTGTTTCGGTTCCCATATGTTATACTTCTTGTAATTGAATACCGTACCGGGTACGGGGAAACTCATTAGGCATGTCCGTTAAGGATGCCTCCCGAATGCTTTGTTCGGGGAGTTTCCCTAGCGGATTTTTCTTTTTTAAGTACGGTGTCATAGAACAAATATAGTGCGAATATAAACGTGGTAATTGGCTCAAGATAAACATAATTCCAAATAAACTCGTATAAACTCATATGTATAAAGACAACTCATTCCCATTCCGTACCGTGCGAGACATCCCCGCGTTTCTATACGTCCTCATAGTTGTTCCGCTTTTTGAATGGGTGCATGACATATGGACAAATCACTTCCCAAAGGAACAATCACAGTAGTAACGATCCTCGTTGTCGCCGCCGTAGCATTCCCGCTCGGTGTCATATTCGGAACACATACCACGCCGATCTCTCACAAAGATCTCGCATACCAACAGGCGGGAGAGTTTGTGAAGTCGCTCGGGCGACCAGCACAAGGATTCCCCCATCTCACGTCCGAACACCTGCTCGTTGTGTGCGTAGAGTTTCATCCTAATTTCAGCCCGGCAAAACGTTCGCGAATCATCCACTCCTCAATCGCAGGAGACAGCCGCCTCGCACCGTATGAAAACACCGGAGACAACGCGCTCTGCATGGACTTTACAAATGGCAACAAATACTCTGTTTCGTGGAATTATCAATAGTTAATTACCATAGACCTTTATAGACGACCCCACAGGGAAGTTGCCCCCTCCTGCATGTACTTGAATTGATGTCACGGGCGTAGTCGTACTCTGAATACCCCCGCCGTTTACAAAATCCGGCGCGGCACTCGACGATGACGCAATCGTCCCGTTGAAAACCACGCGTTTATCGAGTGACGAATTAGCCCAAAAAACCTCAACCGCATAGGTAGATGTCGTAATCGCACCCCCCAAGTCTCGATTCATGTGAATACCGCTCTGATTTGCCCCACTGTCCTCCGTGGCATTCTCATAGAACTTGGTCGCATACTCAGTCACGCTCGAATCGTTAAACCGCATCCGATTGATCCCCGGCGCAGACTTACGCCCCAAGTTCAAGACAACAAGCATATTATCCGTCGCGGCAACCGTCGAAGACACTGACGCTTCTGCTTGTACCAATGTCGAAGAAGCAAGTAACGTCCGCGTCGTTGTTGCAGTTACCGAAGCAGCATTAGTAATAGTAATAGCTCCCGAGCTACTGGTAATCGAAATCCCATCACCCGCCGTCAGTGCCGCAATAATCCACGCATCTGTCCCTGAGCTAATAAGCACCTGTCCATTTTCCGACGGCGGGGTACTCGTCCCCGTCCCGCCATCTGCAATAGCAATCGTTCCGCTCACCCCCGCCGTCGTATGCAAATGTCCCGGGTCAACACTCGTCGCGTTCACGACATCATCATTTATCCGTGTCAAAGATCCGTTCACATTCGTTCGAAACGTGTTGATCGTATCAGAAAGCTCAGTCGATGATACCGACGCTCCAAGCTGTGCCTGCAAAACAGCAATCTCCTTCTCCTGCACCTCAGTCTTCAGCGTGATAACCCGCTCCCGCGTTACCGTCCCCACGGCCACCGCGCCGACAAGAAAGCCAAGAATGAGCGTTGCCAGTACTGTTATGGATCCTCTGGTGTGCATTAGTTTTTGGATTGATTACTAAAACTCGTTGACGACTTTGATGCATTGGTCCATGTGATGTCTACCAACTCCGCAAACGTCACGTCCTTCAATTGCGTCCCATCGGGGAAAAACACGTCCGTAAACACAAAATCCTTTATGTCATTCAATATGGTTGCCTTTCCGTGCGCCATCTGGTTCAAGAATGTCGCCGTTGTCTTCGACTGGTTCGTAAAAGTAGCCATATTACCGTGCGTTGATACCCGCCATCACAAGCTGCTTGCGTACGTCCTTTTCTCTCCGCCGGTAGTGATCTCGCAACCCTTCTTCAAGCTCCTTAATCTTGTCCCGTATCATCAATACGCGATCTTGCTTATAGGTCATGCAGTACGGTAATGCCGCCTTATACGCCAATATATGATGGTACGGCGCAGCAAATCCCGGTGTCTTCGTTCCGGTCGTAACCTCGGCCGATGTAAACACACTCGCCGTCCTCTGAAAGTAAATCTTTAAGCCATTCGTAAGCGTCACATTCACCCCATTGTCCGGTGCGGGGTAGAGGAAGATAGAATCTCCCTGCTTGTCATACTCAATCGGCTGTCCGCTCGTCTTCTGGTATTCGGGAAGCGCAATGTTAATCTGCGACTTATCCATCGGGTTTACCAAGATACTATTCCCATCCTTATCCAGTATTTCTACACGTTCTATTTCAAGGTGCGTCGAGTCAAACGTGTAATCCTGCTGATCGGCGACGAGATCCGTCCGTCCAATCGGCAAGTCCGTGAAGTTCGAGTCATCAAACTGCCACGTCCCGTCCATCCCGATAATCATACCCACCACCTCTTCGTATGCCGCGTTTTCACGGCGCAGCAAATCCGCAGCCGCATAGCTGGTTGTATCTGCATCGCACAGTAACCGTGCTTCGGCTTCGATATCTGCAATAGTCATGAGTGAGTGTGAGAAGACCCCCCGTTATATGGTAGATCTCCTCACACAGCCCCATGACAGGGCTGTGATGAATAACATTTATGCAACGTTAATGTCAAAGATGACTGGTTTTACGTTCGTCCAGATCTTTTCCTTATAGTCCACACGAGATACGACTGAGACACCCGAAACCAAGTTCGGGTCTTTGTCATCAACCATGATCTGTCCAAATGTGTCCCGTACAATACCGATCCACGGTGCCTTCTTCACACCCGCCATCAAGTGGTTCGCAGCCAACAGTTCCGATGAATAATGGGTGAATCCCATATAGTTCATCGCCTGCCTCGATCCGCCTGTAAGTGCAGTGTCAGCAGTTGAAAATCCGTTTGCTTGCATAAATGCTTCAAGGATCTCCAAGTCTGCGGCACGCCATACGATGAATCCGCCGTTGCGGTTCAGCATCGTCTCACCTTCCGCAACACGGATCACACGCCGTAAGCCGCGAATAATATCATCAATATTCGTTGCCGATACGGTGATCTGGTCAGTTGCAGCACCGCCGCCTCCGATACTTGACGTACCGAAGTCGGTCATATTGGCGTGATCGGCAAAGATCGCCGTACCAATATCCTCGCTCAGAAGCGTTCCCTGCCGTGCGGCAAGCTGCATCTGATCAAGATAATCCGTCTGCGCCAAGTCAGCGCGGTCAATAACCTGCGGAAGTATCTTGTAGGTATTTATGGTGACACTCTCGTCTGTGATCGTGTCATCTTGGAAGGTGTACGCAGTCTCTCGCGTCCCCGTCTGTACTGTCGCATCAGTTCGATACGGGTTGTGTACAACGCGCTTATTCGAGATATCTACCGTACAAATATCCTTCCAAATGGTTGGCTCGTCCAAGTGTTCTTGAACCGTAGCCGCCCAATCTTCCTGATAAATTACTGTATTTGCCATTTGTCCTTACTCTTCTTCTAACCCTCATCAACGCAGTTCGACTTTTCCAATGGGGTTGTCGGTAAAGGTACTGCCCGATTTTGCTTTCGCAATTTTCGCCTTCACCACCTCGCGGCGCAGCTTGTTCTGATCAGTAGGGGGCAGTACCCCCTTTTTGATCCAATACTCAACCTTGTCGCGTGATGCCGTGCCGGATCGTTTCGAGCCGGATGGCGTGGCTTCTTTCGTCGCCGCCGCATCTCGCCGTTCTTTCAAATCCTTTTGGAAGTATCCTGTTGCCAAGACATCATCCAGCGACTTCCCCGTTGCATCCATTACCTCGCGCACGAAATCAAACTCGTTTTCTTTAATCTCTTTTGCGAGGAGGTATGCCTTTTCTGCGTAGTTAAACCCTTTTGTTTCCTCAGAAGCAGGGGTTTGCGCTTCTGGCTTTTCGTCTTCTTTTGGAGTGTTTGCCTTTTTGAGTTCGGCAATCTCAGCTTTCAAAGCTTTGGTTGCTTCCCGCTGCTTTGATCCCTTTTTCTCCAACTGTTTTGCTCGCTTCTCCCAATCGGTAGGAGTTTCTTCTGCGCCCGCGTCTTCGTCCTCTACATCCTCGTCCTCCGCGTCCACGTCTTCTACCCCCTCCGCCATGTCATTTTTTATTTGTGCCATAAAATGATAAATGTCTATTAAATTGTTTAATGAGATTTATAACTCAGTATCAGTTTTTCGAAGACTGAAAACTTACTGCCAATTTTTAGGTGGGAGAATTGAGAACCCCGCTATGCTAGTTCTTGTACCGTACTTGGTGGTATTTAATCATCTCCGTGCTCGCCGTTGAGGACGTTGCGTAGATGATGTGGAAAATAGCAGTATCGGCTCCTTCGAGCGTTGTCGTGGCTTCTCCAAGTGTTGAAGATGCAGTCATGTACGAGATCGTACTCGATGCACCCGGGATGAACTGTGTCGAGGACGCAGTTGAGATATTATCGTAAATCAGAATCTTCATCGCCCCCACACGATTCAAACAGTCGGGATCTTTCACAATGTCCACAGCGTCGGGAAGCGTCAACTGTGCATCATCCTGTGAATCCCACTCAACAATGCGTGAGTCACACAAGTTCGCCGCACTCAAAGTGGATGTCGTACCTCCCGAGAGCGTGGTAATAAGCGTCTGTCCGAATGACAAACTGCTCGTCTGCGCTCCATCACGAAACTCTTGGAATTGGAAGTGTGTCGGTCCGGGAGATGCGCCGAGTGTGCCATCTTGTGACACCCCATTTGCCGCGTAGTACACGTTTATCGTCTCCGCCGCATATTGCGGTACGGGACCGGTAAACTGTCCGCGAACAAATCCCACACCAGCTATCCCCACAACAAACAACCCCGCCAAAAGATAGATCGCTAATGTGTAATCAACTCCTTTCTTCTGTAATTTCTTTCTCATATCTATCGTGTTCGTTTTTTTCGTTTCTTTGGTTCGACCTTAGCGCTCTCCTTATCATCGAGCTTCTCAATTTCGGCATGTAAGTCTCTGTTGGTGAGGTTGTTGCCTCGTATTTTGTCCTTCAAAGAGGACATCTTGTATTTGTCTAGCATGAGTATTTATAGCTACTAAAAACAGCATCAGTGGTGATGCCGTTTCCGGGGGGACTAAAATATGAGTTTTGGGAGAAACACACCTTAGTCCTACCGAGAACGGCAAGACCACCCCAAAACTTTTTATTCAGTTGTAATAGTTCTAGTATATCACACCTCCCTCATGCTACAACTCAAGCATTTGTAGTGTGGATGTTGACCCCGTCTCAGTCACGGCGTAAATATCACCGGCATACAGCTTGTCACCGTACAATTCGATGGATGACGATGCAGTCAGCGTATGTCCGGTGAGGTTCGCCACAAGACCAGTACTCGTCGCAGACCATGTAATGTCAGCATTGCCGACATTCGTGAGAATACGAAGCTGCGCGCCCGTGAAAGCACTTAATACCAAACTCGCCGAACTTGTAACGCTCGAACTCGTGTTACTTCCAAGCGTTCCTGAACTAGCGGATATGACCCCAAGTGAAAGCGAATCATCTATGGCAAACCTGCCTCCTGTCTCTATCTGCTCTCCCAGCTTGTCCACCGCCTCATACATCTTGATCCCCACAATCGCTATCACGATCACCGCAATACCGATAATAGGCAGCGCAACCCCCGTCGATCCCCGTATATGTTGTTTCATTCTCATATTGCTGGATTATCTTCCTTCGACCTTGGTTCCTCATCGTTCTCATACGATCCCAATGCCTCAAACCCTTCTTCGAGCAACTCCACCGCCTGCGCCTTCGCATAGATCACATGCCCGATGTTATCAAACGACTTACTCTCTATTGCGCGTAACAAGAAGTTGCGCTTCGGGTCTGGTTTCTTCCCCTTCTCCATCTGCCCGTTGTAGTAGATAGATGCAAGCAGTACCTTCCGCACCACATCTCGCGTATATGAGTTAGCGTAAAACGCCCGTATCGCCCCCTTCTCCTTCTCGTCCAGTATTTCATCTAGTAATTCTCTGTCTACATGTTTCATATTATACCGTTGCACTTACCTCTGCTAATGGCTCCGTACGCGCCACAGGAGCCGCCTCAATCTGCTGTGGTGCAGAAACACCCGAAAAGTCTATCGGGTTCAACCCGCTCGATTCCAGTATCTCGTTAAACAACTTTGCCATCGGCGGGCTTTGTAATACTTGCGGGTTCGCAACAATCGTGCGGAATACGTTTACGAGCTTGTCGGTCATAGCCGCCATATACTTCTGCTTACCCGCAATATTCGTCTTCACCGCTATCGCCGCATCCTTCATCTCGTCCTTCAGTATCTCTACAAACCGCGTATTCCCGCCACGCACAAAGTCCTCTTGTATCGTTGCCTTAAACGCTTCCGCCTCGTCCCTAAATATCGGGTCGCCATTCAGTATCTTCTCCTTCACCGCCTCATTCGCCTCATTCCTTGCCACGCTCTCTGCCACCTCTTGCAGCTCATCAATATCAAGCTCTGCAAGAAACTTCTGCCCTTTGGTGATCTCTTTCGATATGTGGGGGATAATCCAGTCACGGTAAATCTCATCCAAGAAGGTGGCGAGCTTACCTTTGCGGTACTCATGCAGCGAATGACTCTCTGCTGTTACGAGCTGCTGCAAGGCAAACGGCGTTCCCGACTTCGGCTGTTCTCCTAAGATACTCTCATTTGCCGCACCCATCTGTTTTGCATGGTCCTCCCACTGTGCAACCGAGTTTTCAAAGACGGTGATATTAGCCGGTGTCATGTTTATCTGTTCTATCCGCTTGCCTTCTGCCGTCACCAGTACCTCCCCGTTATCAACGCCCATAATCTTGTTGCGCGTGGAAAACGACGTATCAGATGTTTGTAATATAATTTTCGAGGCCGCATCTAACATGCCCTTTATACGGATCATGTCATAATTCACCCACACCTGCGGCTCAAACAACTCCTCTGCACCGCCAAACCCAAGCGCACGCCCGTACACCTTATCGCGTGCCAAGAACTTGTAGGGCGACTCACTCTCTCGCCTCTTGAAAAGCGTAATACCCTGCTGGGTATCATTCTCATCCGTAAAGAACGAGATAATATGCATCTGCCCCACATAGCTCGTCTCCTCTGTCGTGTCCTCCTCGTCATCCTCGAGTAACCAACTTTCCGGCAATACCCCGTGGATCTCAAATACCTCTATATACTTCGCCGGTGTCTTCGTCTCGATGCCCTGTGCTGCCTGCTCCTTTTTATTCCCCGACATAACGATAAGCTCATCTATATTCTCCCATCCATTCGCCTCCATATCTTTCAGCTGATCGGGGTTAAAGTAATGTTTCTCGGCAATCGGTCCCGAGAGTATGTCCGTCTGATCGCAAAACGCCACGCGCTGCCACGGGACAACCTCGGGACGCGCTTCTTTCATTTCCTTAATCAATACCCCCCCAAAGTCCACATAGGCCTCCACCATGTCGTCTATAAACGTATCAATGTTATGCTCCCGCGCCCAATCGTCGTGAAACTTCTGTACTAAAAATGACTTGTAGTATTCCTCGGCATCGTCAACAAAAAGCTCGATGTCTTTGACATCGAAGCCCTCCGCACGATATTGGAGGTTTAGAATAGGGCGAGTAATGTTCTTGAAAGGACGTGTTGTGTCCTTCCGGCTCACCGTCGTAGATGTTCTGCCCGAGGCATCCTTGGACCCCGACGCATACTCACTGTTCTTGTACAGCACCGTCTTCCGAATATGCTCGTACATAGACCACTCCCACCCGTCCATGATCGGAACAGGAAGTGTCTCATAGTTCGATTGCTCACTCGTTGTTAGTGCAAAGATATCTGTATGCTCAAACATCCACCCCAAGCGCCCCCAAGACACGCTTTTGCATCATAATTCTAAATGTTTTATTGGCGATAAGTTTCCGCAGAAGACGGGGAAACAAGACAACGCTCGTCTCTTTGTACGCCTTCGTACCCTTCGTACCCTGTGAGACGTGCAGTACAACCTTCGAGCGTAAGTGCCGCTTCTCAAGCATCCCGAGTGCTTCTACCACCGTATCTCCGCGTAACTCCTCAACCCCCAGATCCGGTCCAAGATCGAGTGATACCTTAAACTTCGGTCCCTTTTTTTCTTCTGCAAGTGCTGTAACCATATCAAAAAACCAAATCCCCGCTCTTTCGTTCTTCTATTACGATCCGTAAATATTTTATACGCATATCAAGTACCTTTGCTTCTCCTCGCGCTCTCGCCTGTGCCGTATTCGCCTGATCCATCTTACTTGTTGTCTTTGCGAGTATCTGTCCCTGTGTTGTCATCCGCACGTCCACCTCTTTGAGATACCTGTTAAAAACAAGATCCTCAAGCAGTATCTCCAGCTTCTTCAACACATCGTCCTCGTTCTCCATCCCCCTCACCATACCATTTCCGCAGAAGAAACACTATACCGCCGGATTTACCGCCTCTCGTCTCCCCGACATGGCATGTGCAAGCTCCGGGTTCAACGCAAACGGATCCGGCGCTTCCGGCTTCTTGATATTCACATTCGTCTGCCAAGCGATAGCACACGCCACGAGCAAGTCGAAGTGCCGTGTTGTAAGGCGCGGATCAACCTCCTTATCCATCAAATCCCCCCGTGTGTATGACTTCATCTCTGCAATGAGTCCCGCATCGTTCAAGTTGATATGCCCCTTCTCAACAGCAGTGGCAAGGGCGGACATCATCGTATTCTTCGTCACCGTATTCGTCTTCCACCCATACTCCGTCGGTGCCTTCAACACAATAGCCGGTGCCTTCTTCGTCTTGTGTAGCTTATCTGTCGGGTAGATAGTCTTCAATATATCAATCGTCGATCCATAATTATTCTCTACCGCGCAATAGTTCTCTCCAAACCGCTTACACTGCCGTACAATCTCATAAGCGAAAGAGTCCGGCTTGATCTCATTGTCCTTGAAGGTAGCGATTACCTCCGCAGGAAAGCAGTCAAACTCGATAAATACAGATGTGGAGTGATCCAACCCAACACCCCCGCCAACATCATGCCCCGATCCCAACCGTCCCGATGCATCAAACTTCCGAAATATCTTGAGTCCAGCAATCTCGTCTATCGATTCCTTCACAGTCTGCTTGTCCACACTCTCACGGTCAAAATACACGTCCTTAGAAGCTGACGGCTGACATAGGTACTCTCCCACGTAATCATCCGCCTCATCCTTTAGGAGCTTGATATCGTCCATTGTGTACCGTTCCGGCCACGTCGGCTTTCCTTCTTGTTCAATCGGCACAATCGTTTGCAGTTTAATCTTCTCAACGAGCTTATGCACATTCCCGCGCTCTGATATATAGTTGCACGTGTAAATCGAGCCGCCATCCTTTGCGAGTCCCGTTCTCGCCTCTTCCATGTTGTCCCATATCCTGTCCGTCGTAACGGCACTTGCAAGCGATAAACGTGTCTCAAAGTCCTCGTACCATACAAAATCCGGCCGTGCTTCGTCCTGTATCTGTCCGCGCTGGTCGGTGCCTACCGTGTCCGCAATCATCTTTACTCCCGTCGCGGTCGTAAACGATGCCATCGTCTCCTCGCGCTTTGTCGCCGTCTTCGCAAAGATCTCCGGATACATGGCTTTGACACGCGGCGCGATTAGCAGATTGTATACGTCAGTGCTAATTTGCTTTGCGTTCCCGATATCTTTTGATAGCACCTTAATATACTTCCTGAAATGCTCCTCATCATTCGCAATACAAAATGCAACAAATAGCTTCGTCCTCGTCGTCTTCGCACTGCCGCGAAATGCGATATCTAAATACGCATGTTCGGATCCCATGTAGACGTACAAATTCCGCCGGTCAATGTCGGCATGGAAGGGCGCATCTTTCGATCCAAAAAATCGCGGGAAGAAATACCGCGACCAGTAGAGAAACTTCTTACGAATCAATTCAGAGTTCGTCTGTCTCGTAAAGGCAAAGAGTGCCTTAATCTCCGTCGGTTTACCCCGATCCAATATCTTTTTTACTTCTTGGTTCATTGTCCATACTGCATCTCCGCCACAATAGAAGCGTGTAAAGCCACCTCCGCGTTTGCGATATTGTGCGCTCCATGTTGGTGTATAAAACCTTCTCTATTCGTTACAAGCTGATTGAGCGTATATTGTATCCTCGGATTCTCCTTTATAACCTGCATCATACGATCCTTCTCCTCCTGTGTCATACCATCCATCCAGTGTAAATATCTTACGAGGTTAGGATTATCTTGAAATGTTTTTACAACTTCTTCCTGCTCCTTCTTGTCCACCCACTGAGTATACCACATCACACATCCTCCAAAGCACGATCTGCCGCCTCCTTCTCCTCTGCCGACGGAATAAGATCTTTGCCGTCCGGTCCCGTAAGCTCTGTTCTGTGACTAAACTCTGCCTTTCGCTTCCTTTCAAGAAACCATCTAGCCGTGTCTGGCTGATCCAACCCCTGCACAATCGTCTGGCGTGCCTTTAATACTGGCTTATTCCGCAATGCCTCTATTCTGTCAGAGAACGTCTTGTCCTTTTTTATAATCTGATAGTACGTTTCCCGTGAAATACCCGCGTAAAATGCTATCTCAGCTACACTTGCGTCTAGCGCGGCTGCTTGCTCGATTTTCTGACGCGTTTCTGGTGTATCAGACGTGGGTCTACCCGATTTTTTCCGCTTTTTCTTCACTATACTGTTCATATCTATCAATTATGACATCCACATATCTTGGGTCAATCTCCATTCCGTAGCATATACGATGAGTTTTCTCGCAAGCTATTAGGGTTGAGCCAGAGCCGAGGAAGGGGTCAAGGATTATGTCATCTACATTACTAGAATTTTGCACTGCTCGTTTTATTAGTTCATTGGGCTTTTCCGCAAAATGCTCTCTCTTACCACCAACCCTTGCTATATCCCAAACATTACTAAGTGATAAATCATTCAGAGGGCGTTCCTTAAATTTTACCTCATACTTTGCTTTTTTGACTTTACCATCGCCTATAAATCCTGTCTGACTATTAGCTTTTTTAGAATTGGAAAAAAAAGCTACAAGTTCATATTGCTGTCTGTAACTAACACCCATAGTTGGGTTGCCTTTATTCCAAACAATCAAATTTTTATTCTTAAACAATCTGTCTGTGATTCTGCGAATAAATGGGTAGGTTCTCCAGTCGCAACATACATATAAATGACTTGCCCACTTAGTATTCTGATGAATTGACTCAAGAAAAAGATTAAAAAATGGCTCTACCATTTTGGAATCAGCATCACTTACCTCTAGCCCTGTACTACTGCCTTGTATAAAGTAGGGCGGATCAGTAAAAACCATATCCGCCTTCTTCCCATCCATCAACTTATCAACATCCTCCTTCTTCGTAGCATCCCCACACATCACCCTATGCCTCCCTAATTGATAAATCTCACCGAGCTTACTCTTCGGTTCATCTGGTACATCAGGCACTTCGTCATCTTTCTCATCTGGCTCAATCAACAAATCCTTATCAAACCCCGTAAGCTCAAACATCTCACTACTCAATCCTTTAAGCTCACCTATCGCCAAGTCCATATCCCAATCGCTCTCATTCAGTTTGTTGTCAGCGAGTCGATATGCTTTAGCTTGTTGTTCGTTTAAGTTTACTTTCTCAACGGGTACATCTTCTAACCCTAAAAGTTTAGCCGCCTCATAGCGACCATGCCCGACAATAATTACATTGTCTTTATCTACTACAATTTTTTGATTGAACCCGAACTCTTTAATACTCGCGGCGATCTGTTCTATCTGTTTCTTCGGGTGTTGCTTCGCGTTCTTTGGGTACGGTTTTATCGTGGTCAGCTTCATTATTTCCGTCGCACCGTCCTACGTCGTACCTTGACCTTTGGCTTCCGCCGAATCTTTGTCGTCTTCCGTCGCACCGTCCGCTTCAATCGGCTAATCCGCTTCCGAACTTCTATGAGTGGCATGTATATAGTCTACTTGATCGTACCCGGATTTTCCATATGCACATTCC